CATAAATTAATTATTATATAGTCCCCCCTATCTAATAATTATACTAAAGGCGCTATTGAATACCTATAAGGCAGTAAGTAGTATCTCTCCAGAGAATTTCCTTGGATTAAAGAATCCCGGCATCGGCAGAAACAGCACACAGTTTATCGGCGGATCTAAACGTAATAGCGTATCTGGAACAAACCAACTTGAAATAAATGATAACAATAGCGATTATAGCAATTGCTTTAGGCAGCACGGGCGGTGCTGTCGGGCTAGGAAAACTAGCACTAGTGATTAAACATAAAATAAAGGAACTTAAGAGACCAAACAAGCATTGTAAAGAGGTAGCAGGCATGATTGTGCGGTACGAGCTGCTTGATGATGAGGGAGAAACAGATTCCCAAAGAACGCATCAGACAGACGACGTAACCGTATCTAACATCGTGGAGTTACCTTGTGGCGAAACAGTGGTCTTCAAAGCCAATCCCGAAGGAGAGGTTAAGAAGACACAACCCGAGCAGGACTTGGGCATGAGCACGAACACCTTCTTAAATGTTAAAGAAGGTGGAGTGATCATGGAGTTCGCCACCGATTGCAGAAACCGGTTCCTAAATATGACAGACAATGAAGCAAACAGAATAGTAGCAAGAGATTTTATTTATAGAAAGATGGTAGAGCGGGGAATGCGCACAAAGCATATAGCTAGGGCACTCCCACGTGCAGTTGAAATATCCTTCATTCCGAATGAGGGTGAGTTAGCTGCGAAGAATTACAGAGCCAGTCGCATAGCCGTGACTAGAAAAGAAAAATTAGCACGGCCTGTGTGGCGCATTAGGTGGCGGGAGCAAGACCTGTTTCCATCCTTGAAAAAGGTGGATCCAGGTTCCTCCGCCGCTTGATGGGGCTTGGCCGAGTTGCCTAGAAGGCGCTGTCCCCCGACCGAATATAGGGGGCAGTGTCCCGGGTTGAAGGTAACTTATGGCTTTGTCAGACCCACAAAAATTCAGCAACCAAACACGATCTTCACGGGATTGGCCCCCGAGAATGATTTTGCTGTCTATCACGCCGACTCCACATCTATGATTAGGGCTTTTACAGAGCGCGTAGCATTGGTTCCACTTGGCGGTGGAAGATTTGAGCCGCCACCTGCACCAGTACCGGATGAGTTTAACTTCCGGATGTTACCGTTCACCACAGAGTTCAAGAAGTTAGTTCGATATTCCACCCGCATAACACGACAGCAATTTGTTGAAGGTTATGAGGGTCGCAAGAGGACTATCTACGAGAATGCTTGTAAGAGCCTCCAGTACACTAGGCTCACAAAGAAAGATGCTGAACTAAAGTACTTTCTTAAAGCTGAAAAACACAATCATAGTAAGAAACCCAACGCTGCTCAGAGGATTATCTCGCCAAGAAGTCCTCGGTTTAACGTTGAGTTTGGTAGGTACGTAAAGCCGATCGAGAAGAAAATATTTACGGTCATTGACCAGATGTTCGATAGCCCAACCGTCATGAAAGGTAGGAACCCTCACACCAGAGGGAGAGTGATGGAAAGGAAGTGGCGAAGGTTTATAAATCCGATAGCTATAGGTTTGGATGCCAAGAGATTTGATCAACATGTCTCTATGGCCGCCCTTATTTGGACCCATAGCATTTATAAACTATTCTTTCCTGGGGACAGGACACTACAAAAGCTATTGAACGAGCTGCTTATCCAAAGGGGTAGAGCATGGTTACATGATGCTAAATTTGAGTTTACTAAGAAGGCAGGCCGGTGTTCGGGGGACATGGACACCGCGCTTGGCAATTGCCTTTTGATGTGTGCACTAATTTATTCTTTTAAGAATGAAATAGAGGTAGACTTAGAGTTGGTGAATGATGGCGACGACTGCGTTGTCATTATGGAGGCGCGCGACGAAGAGAAATTTAGGCTATTGATTTCTCCGTGGTTCCTCAAAATGGGAATTAGTATGAAGGTAGAACCAACCGTGGCAATGCTCGAGAAAATTGAGTTTTGTCAGTGTAATCCAGTATTTGATGGAGATGGCTATGTTATGATTCGCGACCCTCGGGTTGCAATCAACAAAGACGTAATCTCACTTAAACCATTAAGTAACACAACCATTGCAAGGAAGTGGGCCGCCGCTGTGTCAGTAGGCGGTACTTCCCTAACTGGGGGAATACCTGTTTGGCAGGAATTTTACCAGACCTTGCATAGGTTCGCAAATGGAACAAAGCCGCTGAAAGGCGATTTGTCCATGGAAACAGGGTTCTTCTACATGACTAAAGGTATGCAGCGCGTCTATTCCACCGTAGGGGCTGCTACAAGAGTTTCTTTTTATCATGCTTTTGGCATCTCGCCGGATGCGCAAGTTGCAATAGAGAAATATTATAGAGGCGTAACTATTCTGAACGGGGCAACCGGGATGAGCAACACCATCACATTACCAATGTGATTAATGGGGTCTAGTGATTTAAAAGACCAAAACTATTATTTTAGTGCTAAACAAAATGCCAAGAGACTGCACGGATCTCCTTTCAATGAGGCATCACTAGATGTACAGTCCCCGCGGATCATAGGGTATCCCATACCATGACCAAAAATAAGAACAACAGAAATAATGGAGTTAGTCTCAGAGACGTATCCAAAATAATTAAAGAATTAAACCTAAAAGCAAATCCAAATCAAAAGAAAGGCAAACCTTTTCGTAAGACAGGGGGAACAATCGGCTCAATCTTTGGGCCAATGGGCAAGAACATCGGAAAGATGGCTGGTTCGGCGCTTGGCACCCTATTTGGTTCGGGTGATTATAGTGATCATTATATTAATAGTGTACACACTAATTCGATCATCAATCCAAATGGGAGCGTTCCAGCTGTCTTCTCAGGCGAGCCAGGAAGAGGTGGAGTCGTTGTTAGACGTCGAGAATATCTTACCGATATTATCTCGGCCCCGACAGCAAACACCTATCTCTCCAAGACCTACTCGCTCAATCCGGGCTTGTCCTCCACGTTCCCGTGGTTAGCTAACATAGCTGCTAACTACGACCAATACAGAATACGAGGAATGTTTTTCGAATTTGAAAGCTTATCAGGTGATGCGACTGCCTCAGTCGCTACTGGCTTAGGTTATGTCGCCATGGCCACACAATATGATGCTTTAGATCCACCATTGTCTAACAAAATGGAACTAGAGAATTATGACATGGCGCAATCGTGCAAACCCTCCAGAAGCCAGATCCACGGTATTGAATGTAAGAAGTTTTCATCAGTCTTAGATAATCTATATATTAGGACAGGTGACAATACCGCAGGTTCAGACCTTAGAATGTATGATTTTGGAACCTTTAACATTGCCACATCCGCACCCGGCACTAGTGTTACATTAGGCCAACTGTATGTGTCCTATGATATTGAATTGACGAAACCCAAACTAACTGAAACTTTTGGTGGAGATATCAAATCCTACCACTATACCACTGTCGGTATAGCTGGTGGATCTGCTCCATTAACTGGTACCTCCGGTACTATTAGTTCAGGAAGCTTAGGAATCACTCTCGACCTCTCATTGAGGACAATATCATGGACCACAAATCCAGAGTGCATATGGAATGTTTCATTATTTTGGAACGGTACTGCCCAGGTTATCACAGCTCCCGCTGTGACACTTAACAGCGCAATTAGCTACTATGGCCTTCTAACAGGAGGTAGTGTTGCTTTTGGCCCACCTAACGGTGTCACCAGTAGCTCACTACTACAGAATTATTTCTTGAGATCCTCTTCGAGTGTGCCACCTAATTCAACCGCTGTTATGACTCTTGGTAACGCAGGAACTATTCCAACAAATGCAACCCTCCATATTGTGATAACGCAATTAGATTCCTCAGTCACTGTCTAAGGCGATTAATGACTTTAATTACATCTCTGAAAACATGGCAGCTAGAAGCTGTGGTCCAAGTGACCCTTAAACTCAACTCGACCGAAGTCGTCAAAACTACAGCAGTTGTAACTGTTAACGATAATAGACCAAAAATAATAAAACAAATAATAAACACATAAGAAAACTCCCCCGCTGGCGGGGGGACAGAGTAAACTGTATAAATCAATAAAAGAACACTTTATCTTAGTAGGCTACCACCCATCAGGGAGGCTGAAAAGGTGTTCGCCGGAGGCTGAAAGTATGAAAACGCATACAGCTACCAAAAATAACCAAAACACAAAACTATTTATCGTTTGACCTATAGAACAGGCAAATTAGGAGACTTCCGACCTCCTTCTCAGGCAGGATAAGTGATCTAAAATCTCGAAAGAGTGG